CTTCGTCGTGTCGGCCGGACAGCTGGCCGCCATCGAGCGGCCAATGGCGATGGCCGCACCGAGGCTGCAGTTCGCCGACGGGGTCGCGCAGGACTACGCCACCGTCTGGCGGTCCCAGCCGCAGGTGCGGACGGTCGTGTCGTTCCTGGCGCGGAACATCGCGCAGCTGGGATTGCACACCTACCGGCGGAAGTCCGACACCGACCGGGAGCGACTGACCGCTCACCCGTTGGCCCAGCTGCTGTCGAAGCCGAACCCGCGCACCACGCGGTACCGGCTGATCGACTCGCTGGTGAACGACCTCGGGATCTATGACACCGCGCTGTGGCTCAAGGTCCGCCCGGACGACACGTCGGCGCCAGGCGCGCTGGTGCGTATCCCGCCGCAGCTGGTCACCCCGCAGGGCGACAACTGGCTGGGCGCCGACTCCTACCTGATCACCGGGTCCAAGGGGTCGCTGACGGTGAAGGCCTCCGACGTCGTCCACTTCCGCGGCCACAACCCCGACGACCCGCGCTGGGGGTCGTCCCCTATCGAGACCCTGCGCCGCATCCTTGACGAGGAGCGGGCTGCTGGGCTGTACCGCGACCAGCTGTGGCGCAACGGGGCACGCATGTCGGGCTACCTGACACGGCCCGCCGCTACCCCGTGGGGCGATGGGGCCCGTGCCCGGTTCCGTGCGCAGTGGCAGGCGCAGTACACCGGCGGCGGATCGCAGGCTGGGGGTACGCCGATCCTCGAGGACGGCATGACGTTCGTGCCCTCCTCGATCTCCCCGGAGTCGGCGCAGTACATCGAGGCCCGGAAGCTCACCCGCGAAGAGGTCGCCGCCGCCTACCACATCCCGCTGCCCATGGTCGGCATCTTGGACAACGCGACGTTCTCCAACATCACCGAGCAGCACAAGCAGCTGTACCAGGACACCCTAGGCCCTTGGCTGCAGATGATCCGCGAAGACATCGAGCTGCAGCTGCTCCCCGACCTGGACGACACCGATGGCGTGTACGTCGAGTTCAACCTGGCCGAGAAGATGCGGGGCTCCTTTGAGGAGCAGGCGCAGCAGCTGCAGACCGCCGTGGGCGCTCCGTGGCTGTCTCGCAACGAGGCCCGCGCCCGGCAGAACCTCCCGCAGATCCCCGGCGGCGACGACCTGGTGACCCCACTGAACGTGCTCATCGGCGGGCAGGCGTCCCCCCGGGACTCCGCGCCGTCGAGTGGGCAGCTGTCTGGTCGAGTGCGGGTGAAGGCCCGAGCCGACGAGACGGTCGAGGCCAAGGCCGTCGAGGTGTTGTCGGCGTTCTTCGCCAGGCAGGCCCAGGTCTTGGCATCCGCGGCGGGAGCCGGGGCGCTCGCCTGGGACGACGAGCGGTGGAACGCCGAGCTCGGCGGGGACCTGTTCCGGGTGAACGCACTCATCGCCACGCAGGCCGGCCGGGCTGCCATGGAGTCCCTGGGTCTGGACCCGGACGAATGGGATGCCGACCGGACGCTGGGCTGGCTGCAGGCCAACGCCGTCGCCGTCGCGGAGAGCATCAACGAGACGACTCGCGCTGAGGTTGAGGCCGCCGTCGACAACGACGAAGACGACGACCCGGCCGCGGCGGTGCAGTCCCTGTTCAAGGGCGTAGTGGCCGCTCGGGCGCTGCAGATCGCCGTCACCCAGGTGGCGGCGATCTCGGGGTTCGGGACGACGGAAGCCGTGCAGCAGTCGGGGCTCACCGCCACCAAGACGTGGCGGGTCCGCTCGTCGCGCCCTCGGACGGCTCACGCCCGAATGGATGGCGAGACCGTTCCGATGAGCGAGACCTTCAGCAACGGCGGCCGTTGGCCAGGGGACTCCAAGCTGCACCCCGATCAGCGTTCCGGATGCACCTGCGACATCGACGTGACCGTGGAGGTCTGACGTGCTCATCAAGTCCCTGCCGGTGCAGGTCAAGGCCGGCGAGCAGGACGGGCTGCCCGAGGGGCAGTTCACCGCCATCGTGAGCGTCTTCGGCAACGTCGACTCCTACGGTGACGTCGTCATGCCCGGCGCGTTCTCCGACGACCTGAAGGCGTGGGAGAACGCAGGCGACCCGATCCCCGTCTACTGGTCGCACCGCATGGACGACCCGGACATGAACCTGGGCCACGTCCTGGAGGCCAAGGAGACCGACCAGGGTCTGTGGGTGAAGGCCCAGCTGGACCTGGAGTCGCCCAAGGCAGCGCAGGTGTACCGGCTGCTCAAGGGTCGTCGGGTCACCCAGTTCTCGTTCGCCTACGACGTCTTGGACGCCGGGTGGGCGAAGTCCGAGGAACTCGGCGAGTACTACGAGCTGCGGAAGCTGAAGGTGTACGAGGTGGGTCCGACGCCGATCGGCGCCAACCAGGACACCGAGCTGCTCGACGTGAAGGCCGCCGTGGAGCGCACCGTGCGGGCGAAAGCCGGCCGCGTGCTGTCGGCGAAGAACGAGACGGCGCTGAAGAGCGCCCTCGACAAGATCGCGGGCGGCGTCGATGACGTGCAATCCGTTCTCTCCGCGCTCGCCGCGGACGAGGAGAAGAGCAGCACCAGCAACGACAGCAAGGCCAAGGCGAACGAGCCGGCCAAGACCGAGGAGCCCTACCGGGCCAAGGCCGAGGAGCCCATGCGTCCCGCCCCCGCTGACCTGTCGGCGCTCCAGTCCATCGAGCTCGCCGCCTGGGCGAGCTGACATCGAGAGGAACACGCAGCCATGAAGAAGAGTCAGCAGCTGCTGCAGAAGGCAGCGGCCGCAGCTCGGGCCGCGCGGGAGATCGCCGAGAAGGCCGACCGCGAGGGCCGTGACATGACCGCCGACGAGCGGTCCCAGTTCGACGCGAAGTTCGCCGAGGCCACTCGAGGCCGTGCGGACAGCGAGGCCGCGAAGGCCGACGAGGACGTCCTGGCGAAGGCGTCGGAGATCGCCGACCTGGTCGGCCTCCCGGGGTCCGCGAAGGACGACCTTCACGAGCAGGGCGAGGGCGAAGGCGGCGACCGCCGGCGCGCGAAGAACCTCGGACTGCAGATCGTGGAGTCGGCGGCGTTCAAGGCCGCCATGGCGCCCTACGCCGGCGGACGCGTCCCCGAGAAGGCCCGCTTCCAGACCGACCCGATCAACGTCAAGGCGCTGATCACCGGCGCCAGCGACACGTCCGGTGGGGCGCTGGTCGTCCCCGAGCAGACCGGCATCTTCGAGATGCTGGGCCGCCGGCCGCTGACGATCCGCAACGTGATCAGCGTGCGGCGCACGGGATCTGACGCGGTCGAGTTCGTGCGGCAGATCAGCCACACGAACAACGCCGCGCCCGTCCCTGAGGCGATCAGCGCCGACGCGATCGGTGACGGCACTGGGGGCACCGCGACCGTCATCACCGGCGGCGTGAAGCCGCAGGGCTCGTGGGCGTTCGAGCGGGCCACCGCCACGGTCAAGACGATCGCCGAGTGGGTTCCAGCCACCAAGCGGGCGCTCGCCGACGTCGCGGCCCTGGAAGGGCTGATCAACGACGAGCTGCGCGCCGACCTGGCCGAGGCCGAGGAGGACCAGCTGCTCACCGGGGACGGCACCGGGGAGAACCTCGAGGGAATCCTGGAGGTGTCGGGCACGCAGGGCCAGTCGTTCGACACCGACATCTTCCGCACCGTCCGCCGCGCGCTGACCAAGGTGCGCACCGTCGGCCGGGCGGTCCCCAACGGGGTTGGCCTGAACCCGGCTGACGTCGAGACCGTGGACCTGGCCCGGGAGAACGGGACGACCGGCGCCTTCATCGGCGGCGGCCCGTTCACCCTCGGCCCGCGCACGCTTTGGGGCGTGCCGATCGTCGAGTCCGAGGCCATCCCGGCTGGCACGGCCATCGTCGCCGACTGGCGCAAGGCCGTCCTGTGGGACCGGGAGCAGGCGACGGTCACCATGACCGACTCCCACGCGGACTTCTTCATCCGCAACCTGGTCGCCATCCTCGGCGAGGAGCGAGTCGCCTTCGCCGTGACCCGCCCCTCCGCGTTCGTCGTCACCGACGTCGCGGGCTGACCCAGTGACCCCGCCGCGCTGCTCGGTGTGCGGAACCCCGGGCAGCGCGTGCGGGACACACCCGCCCGTTGACCCCATCGACCTGCCCACCGCAAGAGAGGGAGACGCCGGTATGGCTCTCAAGCACTACGACACCGTCGTGAACGGGACGCCGACCACGCTCCGCCTGTCCGATGCTGAGGCGAAGCGCCGCGGCCTCACGGCCCGCACCAAGCGCGCGGAGCCGCCAGCCAACAAGACCCGCGCCGCCCAGGCGGACAAGGGCGCCGACCAGCCCTCCGGGCTCATCACGTCGCGCACCGCGCCCAAGGGCTGACCCGTGCCAGCCGCGGACATCATCGACGCCGCTGAGGACCGTGCCGACTGGGGCATCGACGAGCTCCCCGAGGCTCACTGGCGGGCGGCGCAGGCCGCCGTCCGGTCGTGGTGCCGATGGCACATCGCCCCCGCCGCGGAGCGCACCATCACCCTCGACCTCGATGGATCCGGCGTAGCGATCCTTCCCTCGCTGCACGTCGGCGGCGTCTCATCGGTCCTGGTGCACGGCCAGGCCGTTGCCCCGTCGTGGTCGGAGAACGGGGTGCTCGACGTGCCCCGCGTCGCCGGCCGCCGCGCCCTCAAGGTCACCTTCACCGGTGGGTACAGCACGATCCCCGACGATGTGCGTGGCGTAGTGCTGTCCGTCGCCGCCCGCTCTGCGCAAGCACCGGACGGGCTGACCCGCGAACAGGTCGGCCCATTCTCCGAGCAGCGCACCGTGATCGGTGGGCAGGCTGGCGGGGTCTTGCTGACCGACGGCGACAAGGAGATCTTGGCGCCCTACCGACTCGCCAGCGGCCCATGAACATCCGCCGACACATGACCACCACCGTCACGGTGGAGCCGATCGTCGGGGAGGGCGCGTACGGCCCCGTCTTCGGCGATCCGGTGGACGTGCCGTGCTGGCCAGAGCAGTCGACGAAGCTGGTTCGCTCGTTTGGCGGCGAAGAAGTGACCTCCTCCACCCGGCTGTGGTGCGAGGCCGAGCATGAGCGGCTGTTCAGCCCGTCGGCCAAGGTGCTGTTTCGCGGCGAGGAGACCGGGGTCATCAGCGTCACCGTCCACGACCCGGGCGCGCTGCGTCAGCCGCGGCTACTCGAAGTCGCGCTCCTCTGAGAGGACCCCACCATGGCGAAGCAGTGGAAGGTCACCATCGACGCCAGCATCCCGAGGAAGTGGCCGGCGGCTGGCCGGCGTGGGTTACTCCGCGCCGGTGAGGAGATCCTGGCCGCGTCCCAGAAGGACGTCCCCTTCGACACTGGCGAGTTGTCCCGCTCCGGGTACGTCGAGCCCGACGGGGACCGGGTGGCAGTCGGCTACCGGGACCCGAAGGCCGCCGCCGCGCACGAGAACATGACCACCACCTACGGCAACGGGCGAAGCGCCAAGTTCCTCGAGCGAGCCTTCAACGAGCACCGCACCGCGGTCCTGCAGCACGTCAAGCGGGAGATCGACGACGCCTGAGCGGCTGTCGGCTGTTCAAGTCTGAACCCCGCGCCCTAGCTGAACCCACACTCGCCCGGCCGTGAGGGGGTGCGCGTGGGCTTCCGCACCGACCTCCTGACCGGCCTC